AAAACATTAGTAGGATAATATGACATCAGTAGTAGAAATTTGTAACTCAGCTTTAAATAGTTTGGGTGCAACTAACATCACCGCACTTACAGAAGATTCTAAAAATGCCAGGCTATGTAATCAACGGTATGAACCAATCCGTGATGCAATTTTTAGAACGCATTATTGGAATTGTTTAATCAAACGAGTACAACTAGCAGCTGATACCACGACACCAGCATACGAATTTGCCTATCAATACACGTTACCATCAGACAGTATTCGAGTTATGAAAATTGGTGGTTATCACAATGGCTCATCATCAGACTTAGACAGCGGTCAAAAATTTAAAGTTGAAGGTCGTAAAATTATTACCGATGAAGCTGAAGTATTTTTAACGTATCTAGCTAAAGTTGTAAATCCCCAGGAGTACGACACATTATTAGTTGAAACTATTGGTGCACGATTATGTGCAGAAATAGCTTATGCTATTACGCAATCCACTACTGTTGCAACACAACTACAAGAAATTTATCAAAGCAAACTAAAAGAAGCACGCTTTGTGGATGCTACTGAAGGCACTCCATATAGCCTAGACTCAAGTTCATTTATTAATTCGAGGTTTTAATGGCTAAGACAACTTTTGCCTTTACCAGCTTTGCTGCTGGTGAACTATCTCCACGTTTAGATGGTCGAACTGATTTACAACAGTATTTCAGGGGATGTCGTACTTTAGAAAATATGACAGTACATCCACACGGAGGAGTTTCCAGACGACCAGGTACCGTTTATGCCAGTGAAGTCAAAACCAGTGGTAATTCTACACGACTAATCCCATTTGAATTTTCAACTACACAAACTTACATGATGGAGTTTGGTGATGAGTATGTACGTTTTTTTAAAAACAACGGTATTATTACTGAGTCAGGCAAAACCATTACAGCTATTACTAAAGCTAATCCTGGAGTAGTTACTGCTAACTCTCATGGTTATTCTGCTGGTGATTATGTAATCTTAGCTGGAATTGTTGGCATGACTGAACTTAATGGCCGACAATTTAAAGTAGGTACTGTTGCAACTAACACGTTTCAATTGCTAGATATGGACGGCAATAATTTTAATACCTCAGCCCTAACTACTTATTCTTCAGATGGCACAGCATTTAGAATTTATCAAATTGTATCACCTTACGATAAGGCTGATTTATTTGGATTGAAGTATGCACAATCAGCAGATGTCATGTACATCACTCACCCTAATTATCCCATCAAAAAATTAAGTCGAACTGGTCACACATCGTGGACCTTAGATTCAGTTCTATTAGATACAGGTACTGATTTTACAGTTTCAGCAATTACCAAAGCCAATCCAGGTGTTGTTACTACTTCAGCTAACCATGGATTTGCAGTTGGAGACTTTATAACTTTTAGAAGTATTGGTGGTATGACACAATTGGCTGATAACCTTTTATTTAAAGTTGGTACAATACCAAACGCTACTACGTTTCAATTGCAAAATGCAGCTGGTACAAATGTTAATACTAGTGGCTTTGGAACATTCAGTGCTGGTGGTAGTGATGTGGTAGAACGAGTTAATAACCCAGTATTAAATTATGCCACTGGCAATTATCCAAGCACCGTATCTTTTTTCGAGCAACGTTTAGTCTTTGGAGGTACTGACAACAATCCTCAATCATTATGGTTTAGTAAAGCTGGTGCGTATGAAAACTTTACCACTGGTGTTAATGCCACTGATGCTATGATTTATACCATTGCATCTAACCAAGTAAATGCCATTAGGTTTTTATCTGCTACCAATCAATTATTAATTGGTACTGTTGGTGGGGAGGTCTTAGCTACTTCAGGCAGTGTCAGTGAACCTGTAACCCCAACTAATATTCAAATTACCAAGCAAACTAACTATGGAGCTGCCAATGTGGATGCATTGCAGATTGCCAACGTTACAATGTTTTTACAACGAGCTAAAAGAAAAATTAGAGAGCTAGTCTACAACTATGATGTTGATGGTTATGTAGCACCTGATATGACAATTTTAGCTGAACATATTACTACTGGTGGTTTAATCCAATTTGCGTATCAACAAGAACCTGACAGTATTTTATGGGCTGTAAGAGATGATGGCACTTTACTGGGATTGACTTACCAAAGAAATGAAGAAGTAGTAGCCTGGCATCGACACATCTTAGGCGGCTTTGCTGACACTGGTAAAACAATTGTTCATGCTTTTAAAAGCTGGACCGCTAGTTCTAGTACTGTAAGCACAGCCAACAACACTGTCACAATTAGTTCACACGGCTATAGCACAGGTGATCCTATTTATTATTATGCTACTGCTAATGTTATTGGTGGCTTGCAAACTGACTTATTATATTTTGCTATAGCAACTAACTCCAACACACTTAAATTTGCTACAACCTCAGCTAATGCAACTGCGGGCACAGCTGTTGACATAACAAGTATTACTGGCTCAACAGTGCAGTACATATTTGAAGGTGTAAACATAGCTACTAACGTTTTATATTCAGCAGCCCATGGATTATCTACTGGTGATTATTTTTATTATCGACCAGTTGGAACTAAACTTTCAGGTTTAAGTAAAAATGCTAAATATTTTGTAAAACGAATAGACGACAACCAATTTAAAGTTTCTGCTTCATCCGATCTAAGTACATTTTTAGATTTACAATATGCTGCTTCCAGCAGTGCTACTGAAACTGATTTAATATTAACTGATGCTAAATGTGAATCAATTGGGGTAGTACCAAGTGATGATGGTGAGTATCAATTATGGATGGTGGTTAATCGTTTCGTTAATGGAGCAACTAGAAGAACAGTTGAATATTTAAATGACTTTGATTTTGGTGACACCCAGGACGATGCGTTCTTTATGGATAGTGGCTTAACTTATGACAGTGTGCCTACTACCACGCTATCAGGCCTGGACCATTTAGAAGGTGAAACTGTAACTATCCTGGCAGATGGAGCATCACATGCTGATAAAGTAGTTAGTGGTGGCAATATAACTTTAGATCGATCCGCACAAAAAGTGCACGTTGGTTTAGGTTATACATCTCTATTGCAAACATTACGCATTGAAGCTGGTTCAGCTCAAGGTGTGGCACAATCTAAAATTAAAAGAATAAACGAAATAACAATTCGGATGCACAAAACCCTTGGCTTAGAAGTTGGCGGTGATTTAGACAACATGGAAAATATCCCATTTAGATCAAGTAGTGGATTAATGAATGTACCAATTAGTTTATTTTCAGGTGATAAAACCATTGAGTTTAGAGATGATTACAATACGGATGGTCATGTGTTTGTAAGACAAGCACAACCTTTACCATTAACAATATTGGCCATCTATCCTGAAGTTACAGTATATGAAGGATGATAGAAATAATTCCGTTTGAATTTAAGCATGCTAAATTTATAGCTACGCATCAAATGAACGCTGAGATTATTAATGTTAAAGATCGATATTTAAAAAATTTAGAAAGTTTAGTTCAACCTAAAACAAGTTGGACTGGATTAGTTGATGGTAAAATAATAGCAGCTGGTGGCATGGTAGAATTATGGGACCATGTTTACGAAGGCTGGATTATGGCAACGGCAGATATAAAAAATCATCCGATTGCTACTGCAAGAATAATAAAAAGAATATTTAAAAAGCAAATGCCTTTACATGAAGTGCAACGTTTACAAACAACAGTCAAAGCAGATTATGCCATTGGTCATAAATTTGCTGATTGGCTAGGATTAACACAAGAGGGATTAATGAAAAAATATTTAGATGGTAATGATTATTACTTATATGCGAGGACTTACTAATGGCTAGTAGTATATTAAGTGCTGGTGCAAGTGTTCAAGCTGGGAGAGCTGCTGAGAATGATGCCAAAGCTAACAAGCAAATAGCAGAACGTAATGCCGATAAACTAAAGATGGATGCTGAGACGGCTATCAAGCTTGGCAATCGAGATGTAAAAATATTTGATAATCAATTTGAAACATTACAAGCTGAAACAGAAATGGCTTATTTAAAGTCAGGTGTAACATTATCAGGTACAGCTTTAGAGGTATTAGAAAATAACTATGCCCAAGCTGAGATGGAAAAAGAAACCATTAGGTACAATGCTAAAGTAGACTCAGCTGATAAAATTGAGCTAAGTGTTATTTCACAAATGCAAGGTGCCGCAGCTCTAGCAAGAGGACAAAACGCAAAACGAGCTTCATATCTAACGGCTGGTTCAACATTATTGAAAGGTGGAAGTGACGCTAAAGATGCGGGAACTTTCATGGTATAAATTATGGTAAAAATTCCAACATACGAAAGTCAAACAGTAGCTAAAGCTCCTATTAGTCGTAATCGACCTTTAATAGCAGACAGTGGTGCAGCTGAGGTTTATGCAACAGCAGCTCAAGCAGCAAATGTTGCTGGTGAGGTTTTACAAAAACATACAGCTATTAAGAATGATAAAGACTTATTAGCGGCAATGAAAAAGTACAAAATTGGGGACATAGACAACAATCAACCTGGTGAAAACCAAATGATTATTACAGCATCAACTAGTGACGATTTTGAAACGGCCCTACCCAGTTATAACGAAGCTGCTAAAGCCTGGCAGCAACAAGTAGCTGAGAGTATTTCGAATGGGCAAGTAAGAGATAAATTTTTAATCAAAAGCGGTGAAAGTTTATTAAGTGGTTATCTAAATGTAGAAAGATCAGTATTTTCAAATAACCGTACATCTTATCAAGAAACTATTAAAGACGATGCTACCGATACCGTTAATAATTATGTCGAAGCATTTTTAGTTAAAGACACTTTAGGCTTATCTCAAGCGGGTGCTAAATTATTTGGCACACTTGATAACGAAGGTGCCATTAAAGATTTCTCATTTGGCCAAAGATTAAAAGATCGAGGTATGTTACCCGCTGGTACTACAGCAGAGCAGTATGATGAGAACATGAAAGTTGCTATGCTTAATACATTAGCCGTATCTCTTATTGAAAATAATCCAGCAGAATTTATAAATCTTGAAACAAAAGATTTTTTTAATTTAATCGATCCTAGCAAATTAGTTGAGTACAAAGCAAAAGCTAATGATTCTTACAACAATAAATCGGTTATAAGTTTAT